GTTAGTTGAGAACGCCGCTACGTTGCTGCCTGATGAAATACCAGATACAACAACGAAGTAGTTAGTACCACCGATGTTACCAAATGCTATTGATGTCCATTCTTGGTTAGCCAATGTTCCCTGTGTCCAAGGGCTGCTAAATCCTGAAGCAGATCTAACCACAGGGTTAACACCGCCTGCGGCTACAGCTACGAAAATACCGTTACCGTGAGCTACATCTACCCACGCTCTGTTTACCGCAGCACCTGCTACTAATCCAGTCCATGTAATACCGTCTGGAGAATATGCTAGGTTTGAACTGTTTTCTACCAATGCTACATATTCATTAGTACCGTTAGACGCCACTGCATTATAGGTAAATGTACCTGACACAGCATTGATAGTACCTGCGAACCATGTTTCGCCATCAGTGCTATAAGCTGCCACTGGAGCTGAACCTGTATAACCTACTGCTACAAACTTATCGTCAGAGCGGAATGTGTCAGTCCAAGTAGCCGAAGCGGGCAATGTTCTAGCTGCATAGCCGGTGTTAGTATCTCTGGCTGTGAGTGTTACATCTACTTCAGTGTAGGTCGCATCTCTTAGAGTCCATGTTACACCGTCTGGTGAACTTGCTGCGATATCACTTCTAGAAGTTGCGTAGAAAACGCCTTGTCCGTATCTCACAGAAGTCCATTCTGCTACAGCAGGTAAGTTGCTCTTATACCATGTTGCACCGTCTAGGCTGTAAGCTGCCATAGCTGCATTATCTGCGATAGTAACATATCTGCCGTTACCGTAGGTGATATCAACCCAGTTAGACTCTGAGGAGTCGTCATTGGCTGGTAGTGCAAATGCAGTCCATGTAGTACCATTGCTTGAATAAGCACCGCTATTTGAAAAGTCGCCTTCGATTACTACGAATCTAGTACCACCATAGGTAATAGCAACAGCTCCTGTGGCAAATGTTCCTGTGGTCCATGTCAATCCACCGTTAGTGGATACTGCTCTTTGTGCTAAGGAAGAATCGCTTCTAGCGATAGTTACGAATGTGTTATTACCAAAAGCTATGTCACTCCATTCTCCGCCTTCACCTAGGACAGTTTCAGTCCAGTTTATGCCATCGAAAGAGTAAGCTGATGTTTGGCTGTCTCTAGCTACGATTACATAACGTCCAATATTATTGAACACGCCGTAGGTAATAGCACTCCAGTTTCTAGCTGAAGGTAGAGTCACTGTGTTCCATGTTACCCCGTCTCTGCTCCATGCTGCGGCTGTAGTATTAGCTGCAATAGCTACATATTTGTTTAGTACTGCAATACCTGCCCAGGATATACCTGTGATACCTGCGCTGCCGCTAGACACCGATGTTACGGTAATAGTGAGATTATTAGCCGGTGTTGTTCCGCCAAGTGATGCACCTAGTATGGTTAAGGTATTTCCTACTGTGTATAAAGTTCCGCCTGATACTAGTTCAACCGTATATTCGCCGTTTAATCTTGAAACGTTAAATGTTGCAAATGAACCAGAACCGCCTGTAGCACTTAGAGTTGAATAACTACCTTTGCCGTTACCGTAGACAACGTCATCCCATGCTTGGCTGCTTGGAAGATTTGTCAGACTCTTAGTAAATGGCGGGGTGCTAAGTACGATCCTTGGAGTGATTTCATAGGTTGTTGTTACACTCAATGCTGCTTCGATAGGTGTACCAGGAATCACATGATCCCATCCCGATGTGCCTGTGGATTCTCTACGGATCTGAGCTATCTTAGAAGCTGCGTTGTATGAATGGATATATCCGTACTGTCCTGCACCTACACCTGCAGTTAGGTAAACACTCATACCTACATAGACTGCACTGCCTTCAATGTCAGATGCTGCTAATGTAATAGAAGTTGTGTCACCGCCTTGTGCTTGATTAGAAGCAAACTTATAAGCTACACCGCCAGGTCCAGATGAATCACCTGGATCAGTCATCCTAACTTGGAATACAGCACCGTCTCTGATTTCATCTCCTCGAGCCGCTACGTTTGCGCCCGAACCTGAAATAGTGTAAGTGGCTTCGGTATATTCAGAGCCTGCGTTAAAATATTCAAGTAATAGCACTTGATCTCCGTTAACGATAACATTGTCTACGCTGGCTTCGGCGTTTCTGTTATTAACCAGACCTGTGATTGCAGTTTCTGTAACGTCAATACCTTCTGCTACAGAACCAAAGTCACCGTAGGAGTTGTTACCGTTGGTAGCACGAATCTTACCACCGTTCTCAGCAAGGTATCCGATGTGGTTATAGTATGAGAACACAGAAACAAGTTCTGCGCGACCTAAGTTAGTAATCCATGCGCCAATACCATCACTTAGAACCTGTGTAAAGTCGTTGGAAACGATGGAATCATTTCCGCCACTGTGTAGAGCACCGTCGATCTTTTGACCCACGCAGGCTGTACCAAATGTAGTTACGTTTTGTACGTAGGTTGATTTATTGGTTACCCAAGCGCGAGTATCATTCGGACCCCAACCTGGGTCTAGACTTACATAAGAACCTGCCAACGGACGACTGGTTCCGTATTCGTTCGGTGGTGTTAGTCCTGTTGCGCTGCCTGCACCTGCGGTATTACCGTCTGATGTTCCGTCGAGCCCTGTTAGTGTGCAGTTTCTTAGACCGCAACCATTTCTAACATAGAACATGTCTTCTAGTTTAGAACCTGTTAGCGCATTTCTGTAGTAACGTGCGGCAAAATATGCTTTGTAGTTACCAGTATGCATCATGTCATAGGCCACTGCTGATACAAATTCTCTAACGTCTCTGGCACAGGCTGTAGAATCGTAGTTATATCTTGCTACCATTGATCCAGAAGCTGCCGAAGTAATCAATACTGTGCCGCCTAAGGTCGCTGAAATTCTAAACGTTGTGCTATTAACTATGTTTTGAACATAGTAAGTTACATTGTTTGCCACGCCACCAAATGTAGTACCAGTAAATCTTATAGGATCTCCTACAGCCATCCATGAAGTGTCGCCGCAGGTTAAGTTATAGTTCGGACCAGCACCTGTAGCTGTTACTGTGGTTTTGAATGTTTCGTTAGCGTAGGCTACGGCTTCTGCTGCTAGGAAATCTTTGTTTAGTTCAAGAATCTTTCCGCCGTTGATAATGTCAAGATCTAGAACAGGACTGTTAGTTCCTACGACAATAGGTGCTGTACCTGTGTTGACATAGGAAATAGCATCATTCCAGATCAAGTTAGCCACTGTGGTAGCACCAGATGCAGCAATATAGCTGGCCTGTTTCTTAACGAAATCGATGATATCTAAGGTTGCCTGTTGTTGGTTAGCTACAACTAACTGAGCACTAGCAGTGCCTCTTCTGTAGGCCAATCCTGCTTTGACAGAAGCAAAGTTACTGTTGAAAACTAAATCCCAACCTAGTGCATCAACGATATATCCCACATCTCTAGAACAAGTAGTTTCATTAAAGTTCAATGTTGGATAGTTTTTCTTGATGTATTGGACAGCGTCAGTTTGAATAGTTGATCTTAGATCAACCAGTGCTGTTCTGGCTGTCAGCAGTTCTGCTGACACACTTGTAGTAGTTGGTTCAATCAATGTAGGCAATGTGCCGTTATTGTTGATAGTGTTGTATACATCGGTAATTCTAGCTGTGGCAAAACTTGCTGCGCCAGCACTTCCTGCTGTGCCTGAAACATCTTGAGTCAATACGTTTCCTGAGCTAGGAGTAATCGCCGAAGCTATTGCTATGTTGTCGATGATTGTTGATAGATAGTTATAGGCAGCTAGTGTTACTGTTCTTTCGCCTACACCGTAGGTACCAGTACCGTAGGTAAAGTATGCGTCAGCAGCTACACGAGTTTGATAGTTTCCGCCATAGGTAATATCGTATCTAACTGCATCGATGATTAATCCTACGTCTCTAGCACACACAGTTGAGTTGTACTTAAATCTTACACCCATAGTTCCAGAAGCATCGGTAATGGTTAGAGCTTCTACTGCACTTCTAGTAGTAGCTACAGTAAAGCTGTTACCGTCGATGATGCTTTGAACATAGTAGGTAGTGCCTGTAGCGACTCCGCCAAACACAGTACCGGTGAACTCGATAGGCATGTCGACTTCCATCCAAGAAGTTGAAGCACCGTTTAGAGAGTTATCAGCAGCCAACGAACTTGTTACAGTTCCAGAATAGTTTACTCCGATCCAAGCTGTGACTTCTGCTTTTAAGAATTCTTTGTTTGCTAGGATTAATCTTCTAGCATTAAAATAACCAACATCATATCCAGAAGGATCAGTGATCACGAATGCAGGGGCTGCGCTTTCTCCGTTTTCTAAGATAGTGGAAATAACGTTTGAGTTAGATTCGACTCTGGAAACCGCAGTAGTGCTGCCAACATCTCCGGCCTTTTGGCCAGTGGTGTTTTGTGTTTCAGTATTTCCTGTTGTTGGTGTAACAGCAGTGTTAGTGATCACTTCATCAGTGATACTTTGGATACGCTGCAATACAGCAACAGATTTTGCCTTATCAGTATTAGCAACAAGTTTGCCTGCAGGGCTAATTCTTGTGCCTCGTAGTTCGTCACCTACAACTGCTGTCTTAGCAGGCATGATCATTGGCAATACTTCATAGTATTGACCAGTTTTAACATTTAATGTATAGTTAGGATCTGACAATACTGGTAAGTTATCTAAATCGCCAGCGGTAATAGCATCGGTTACGATAGCTGCTAGTCCGTCGATAGTAGCGTATGCAGTATCTGCATCAGCTACAGGAGTTCCCGGTGTTGTAAAGATCTGTTTGATTCTGTTACCTACACTGATTCCATTCAATGATTGATAGTTAGATGCAGGTGCTTCATTGTCTAGAACTTTTTCTACCAATGAAACACCGTAGTTAATAGACGCTACAGTTTCATCTTCTTGACCAGTAATATACGAAACACCTAGCGCAGTAAAGTATGCTTCGGCTGCGGCTCTGGTTCTAGCGTTGCCAGTGTGCGCAAGGTCATATGCTAATGCGTCTACTAACAGTCCCATGTCTCTTTGACAAGTCGCTTTATCATAGGTAAATCCTGTGACAAACGGGCTGATATTATTAGCGATTTGATAGTCAGTCCATTCAACGATTTCTTTCTGTATGAATGTTCTATTAAGTTTTAGGATTTCTGCTGCAGCAGCATATTCAGTTCCCTTATCGATCTGCTCAAGGGCATATCTTACCGAAGCCCATGGTTGATCGATAGTTAAACCGTATGTAGGAGCAGGACTGTCAACACCATGAGGTGCTACATAATAAACCTGTGCTACTCTACCAAAATATTCCCAAGCAGGTAAGCCATCAGCCGATACTGTTAATACCTGTCCTTCGTCACCGATAGGTAATCTTGTTGCGCCTGCGCCACCGTAGATAGCTAGATCGCCAACAGTGGTCAATACCGATTCTTCGTTACCGCCGGTTAATAGATTCCAATATACACCTGTGATATCTAGATCTGGACGATCGCCTGAAGAAGATGTGTGCGCATTGATACAGAGATAGCTGTTTACACCAAACTTAACTGCATCGCCTAGTTTGTAAGAAGTGCTTACTACCCAGTCACCGGTCCACTTGATACCTTCATTGAGCTTTGCCCAGTAGGTAACATTTGGAGGAACTTGGTTTGTGTGATCTGATACAGCAAAGTATGTAAATCCACCATGTCTAACTACTTCGCCTACTTTATAGGCAGTAGCTCCACTCCAATCACCTTGGAATAGGAAACCTGTGGAGAATAAATCCCAGTTAGCTGTGCTGGTACTTGGGTTTGCGTTGGTGTTATTTGTCTTTGCGATGTAAGCATAACCGCCATACTTGACAATGTCACCTGGTTGATAGGTAGTTGCAGAACTCCAAGCGTTCTCAAACTCTATACCTTCAACGAATTGATTCCAATAAACATCATTAAATGTTGATGCTGATGTATGTTCAGTGATACAGACCCATACACCGCCACCGACTTTAACTAGATCGTTGATCTTATATCTGGTTGTAGATGCCCAAACTCCTTTGTACTCCAATCCTTGATTGAAATAATCCCATTTAGATTGGTCGGCTTCTAAACCTAGAGCAGCAGTGGCAGCAGAAGTATGATGTAGATTACAGATATAAGTTGTACCGCCATATTTGACAATGTCGCCTACTTTATATCTTGTAGTAGTATTCCAAGATCCTTTCCAATCGATGCCTTCTGAAAAGGTATCCCAACTAGCGGAGTCCTGCTCTAAACCTAGAGCAGCAGTAGCAGCAGATGCATGTGCGGCATTACAGATATAAACATATCCGCCATATTTTACTAGATCGTTGACTTTGTAGGTAGTGTTAGTTGCCCAGATGCCAGTCCAGTTAAACGATTCTGCGAACTGATCCCACTTTGATTGATCATTTTCTAATTCTGTGTCAGCGGTATGACCTTCATTACAGATATAGATAGTTCCACCGTATTTTACAATGTCGTTAACTTTGTATACAGTACCGTCAGTCCAATCGCCTTGCCATGTAGTACCATCTGAGAACTGATTCCATTTTGAAGGAATGTTTTCCAGATCAGTGTAAAAATCAGCTGCGGCGGTGTGTCCTTGAACACATAAGAATGTCTTTCCGCCGTAGGCGACGATGTCATCTTTATAGTATGTGGTACCTGTAGTCCAGTTACTCTTCCATACAAATCTAATTCTACCTAGTTTAAATTCAGCCATTTATTGCTCCATGCATGCGTAAAAAATATTTATCTTAACCATAGATCACCATTATGATGCTATGAACATTGGTGTGTAAAGCATTGCACCATCTACCCCTCTTGTGAAGTTTACCTTCACAGCGAATCTTAATTCGTTTCCTGTAGTAGTGTCAATGCTGTCAGGACCTACTTTTACAGTACCTGCTGTAACCTGTCCAGTGATAGCATCAGCACCACCACCCGAAACACGTCTTGTAATGAATGCTTTGATTGCTCGTTGTGTGGCTACAATGTTATTGCTGTCAGCGGTAAACAAGCTATCAGTAGAAAACTCTCTAATAACTGTTCCTGACCCGCCAACTGTAATACCACCTAGACGGAGTTCTTCAAGACCCTCTAGTTGGAAAAACTGTGCATTCAATGTAACTGTACCTGTGGCCTGCTCAACTGCAAACAGCTCACCTACTCGGAAGTTGCCTTCTTCGTCAGTTGATGTGTAGAATACACGACCACCGTTTCTTTCTAATACTTGATTTTCTGGAGAAACTACAGATCCGTTAGGATTTAACGTATCTGGATAGTTTGTCTGTGTAAAGTTTCCTAGACCAATCTCCAAGAAATCGTGTCCTGTTAATCGAACTTGACTGTATAACTGTCTGATACTGACACTGGTTAAATGTTCTGGACTTTCTTCTCTATCAATATCTTTGGCTATTCTCAAAATAGCAGTTATGTTTGGTGCGGTTCCTTCAAGAACTATAGCAGTCAATAACTTATAGACATAGTCATTGATGCTGCTAATAGAAACGTTATCGCCTGGACCTGGAATTCTAGTTAAGTTTGTAACTACAATATCACTGCCTAGGTGATAAGCGTCTTTATAACCATTACCTGTAACTGCTACTGAAGTTGTTGTTGTTCTATATCCTGTTCCGGCATTAATCACAGATGGGCTAGCCAATACGCCATTGCCAGATCTAATGTTGGCAAATACTTCACTGCTATTATTAGGATCAGTGATAGTCATTATCGGTGAGCTAGAGTAACCGCTGCCAGGTTCCCATATTCTAAACTGTGATATTCTTCCTGAAACAACCTGTGCTCTAGCCTGTGTGGTTACTCCAGTGTTAATTCTTCTTACTATTGTAGAATTAGTTGTTAGGCCTGCGATTACCATAAACTTAGCTGGTTGTACACAGTTAGCTACTGCAACATCACAATAGCTAGACGATACTGTTATACCTTGGTTGGTCCATGATATACCGTCTGGAGAAACAGCAACGCTGTTTTGATTTAGAGCAACAGCCATAAACAATCCCTGTCCATAGACTACTCTTCTCCAATCAGCTGCTTGAGGCATAGTATACTCTGTCCATGTCACTCCGTCGAAGCTGATTGAAACTTCGTTAGCTCCAGAGTAACCGCCAGCTAGTGCTACAAATCTTCCATTGCCGTAGGCTAAAGAAATAGCCCCTTGTGGGATAGTTGCTGCGGTCCATGCTGTTCCATTGTCGCTATAGGCTATGGCAGTTCCTGTAGACGAATCGCTAAGTGCTACTGTGACAAATTTTCCTTTGCCGTACTCGATAGCATTCCATTCTGCTCCTTCGGGTAATGCCACCGAAGACCAAGCAACTCCGTCGGTTGACATCGCAGCCTGCGTACCGCCTGTAGCTACAGCAATCCATTTTCCTTCGCCGTAGGTAACATCTCTCCATTCTACTGCGGCAGGCATGGTCATTGAAGTCCAGGCAATACCGTTAATAGATCTTGCTGCTTGTCCGCCTGTGGCAAATGCCATGAATACTCCGCCTACGTATTTGACTTTGGTCCATAAAGCGTTTGCTGTAATGGTACCTGCACTCCATGATTGACCATCGGTGCTATAGGCTGTGGCATTGGTATCTAGGGCCACGACTACCATTCTTTCTGGGCTAGATGCAATACTAGTCCATTGTCTGTTAGAAGGCAATGTTTCGCCCGTTGATGTAAATCCAGGACTACTGAAAGTAACTCTAGGTTCGATGTTGTAGTTAGATGTACCATCTAAAGCAGCTTCGATTGGTGTACCTGGAACTACGTGTTCCCATCCTAAGATGTGCAGAGTCATTGTACCCGAACCGTTGACTAATCCAAATGCCGGACCGCCTTGGGTAGCTGAAATTGTAAACTGTGTGTTGCCAGGAATAGTTCTTACATAATAAATGGTATTATCTTGTATATTACCAAACTTTGTTCCTGTAAAAATGATTGGCATATCAACAGCCAGCTGTGCTGTCGAAGAAACAGTTATTAGGTTACCTGAAGATGCTGTGTTACTCGCTGACACCGCGGTTGACGATTCTTTGGCAATATAGGCATATTTTCCACTGTCGTCATATTCAGCTATGTACCCGTATTGTCCTACACCTGTACCAGTAGTTAAAAATAATCGCAGTCCCCTGTACTCTTCCGATAATGCTGTGTCAGATCCTGCCAACTGTACTCTAGTAGCAGTTCCGCCTTGTGCTACGTTAGAGTTGAAAGTGTATCCTGAGCCACCTGCACCAGATGAATCGCCTAGGTCATTAATCCTTGCTTCGAATACAGCACCATCTCGGAATTCGTCTCCGGCTAGTTCTGCATCTAGTCCAGAACCAGTAACGGTGTAGTTTACCGAAGAATACTCAACTCCGGCATTGCTGAAAAATAATTTCATCAATCCACCGTTATTATTACATAACAGCTGAGCGACATCTGCCTCATAGTATCTGTTAGTTACAGTACAAGTGATCGGATCTTCTGATATGTTAAATCCTTCAGATACTGCACCAAACTGTCCGTAAGAACAGTTACCGTTAGTGCCTCTAATTTTTCCGCCCTGTGTGCATAGATAGCCAATGTGGTTATAGTATGTGAACACAGAAACACATTCTGATCGACCTTCTCCGTTGGCCCATACGCCAATGCCGTCTGATAAAATCTGTGTAAAATCGTTGGCAACGATTGTTTGATTACCGCCCGAGTGTAGGTCTCCATCTATCTTTAAACCTATACACCCGTCACCGAATGTTGACACGTTTTGAACATAGGGGGATTTAGTTCCAACCCACGCTGTAGTATCGTTTGGGCCCCAACCTGGGTCTAAACTTGCATAGGCACCGGCAGTAGGTCTTCTAGTACCATAGATACTAGTAGGTCCTAGATTTCCAAAGAGGCCAGTAAAGGTCATATTTCTAAGACCTGTGCCATCTCTTAACAAGAACATATTAGATGCTCTGTTTCTATCGTAGTTGCTGGCATTGATAAAATATGTTGATGTTTCAACTGAAGCATAGTTTCCTGGGTAGAGGAGATCATACTTTAATGCTGCAAGAATTCTGTTGATCCACGAATCCCAAAGATCGTGGAACACATAGTTCGGATATTGATCTATTACATAAGCACGTATTTCAGCTTTGATAAAGGTATCATTGTTAGTTAACTGAGTTCTAGCGTTAAGTCGACCAGCTTCACCTGATGCAGTACCGGTGCTAGAAATGGAAGCTGAGTTGAATGTTGACAATCTATTTCTTATAATATCTACTAAAGTAGTCATAACCCCAGATTCTGAAATAGTGGCTGGTGTAGCACTGAAATCTTGTTCAACCAAAGAATATTTTGTTGTTCCAAAAGAATCTGCTAGTTCATCGGTGGTGCCGATTAGTTCTTCTCTCACGATATAAGGAATAATATCGTAACTGTGATCTAAAGCTGCTAACATCGCATCTACATCTGCTTGAGACATTGGAGCATTTGCTGGTCTAATCACTGTGCTTCTTAGTTCGTCCCCAACGACAGACACAAATGCAGGCACACGTAAAGGTAGTATTTCATCAAATACACCTGTTCTTACAAATAATGTTGCAACACCTGTGATGTTTTCTAGAGCATATCTAACAGTTCTCCAAGGACTCTGAGGAGTAGTTCCCTGTGTCGGCGAGTCAACTCCATGAAGTGCTACATAGTAGACCTTCTGAGTTTCCATCATAGGTTGCCATTCGACTGTGCCTGTGCTGCTGGCTTTTAGAGCTTCTCCTAGAACACCAATGGCTAATCTAGTTTGTCCGATGGTACTGCCATCACCAGTGTCGCCAAAGGTTTTCATGTCTCCGGGATACTGCATGCGGTTTCTAAAGAAGCCGTCTGTGACCTTTTCCCAGTATCTACCAAATAATGTGCTATCTGTTGGACCGCCAGGTTCAGTACCCATACCGATCAATGGATCGTCTGTGGGTTTATTAAACACTGTTGCTACGTGTTTGTCTCGGCAGCGATAAGTGCTGGAAATCCATAGCACCATATCACCGTTGGCATAGGTATTACCTTCGTGCCAAACTCCACGCCATTTCATACCAGGTAAAACTATTTCCCAATAATCTTCGTTGGTTGTGCTGTCATCATCGAGGAAATCAGGATCTTCGTTTTGATTATTCTGTTTTGCGATATAGACATTACCACCGCGACGTACAACATCACCAATTCTATATTCAGCGAATTCGTTCCAATCTCCTTGAACTGCGCTGTTGACAAACAACAAGGCCCATACTAGGTCAACGGAAGGTTCTTGATTAATGTTTTCTTCTGTGGCGGAATAAATGTTTCCGCCATATCTTACGATATCACCGGGTTGGTATACAGTGGTATCGTTCCACTGGGTGTCGTATTCCTGCCCTGGGCAAAATATATCCCAATATTCGGCTTCGAAATCTCCAATCGCAGACCTGTGAAAAGCATTGGCTTTATAAACATATGAACCGTATTTCACGATATCATTGATATTATAAACAGTGTTATCTGTCCAAGTTCCTTGATATTCTACTCCACTGTGTAGAGTTTCCCACTTTCCCTGATCTGCAGCTAGGCCGTCATTTTCGGCTCCGGTAGAAGTGTGAGGAACTATACATCTATAGACTATACCGCCATTCTTGACTAGATCGTTAAGTCTATATTTTGTTTCTAATGCCCATGTACCTCTCCAGCAATCGTTGATCGATACAAGATCCCAAAAAGTTTGAGCAGCTTCTAAGCCAACTTCAACGTCGTTGGATGAAAGATGACTGGTATTACATTGATATACTCTACCGCCATATCTTACAAAATCGTATTTTCTATACCAAGTAGATACTGCCCATTCTGAAGTCCAGTCCGAAGAAGCTAGTTGTAAAGACCACTTGGCAATGTCTTCGGTAAATGAGAAGATATCATCTTCCCCCGCTTCTGGTACTAGAGAAGTATGTGATTCAACACAGATATAGATACCGCCGCTGAGTCTAACTAGATCCCCTTCTTTATAGAAATATCCAGGTTCCCAGCTGCCGAGCCAACTCAAACCGCTGCTTTGTAGTTCCCATCTTGGTTCTGGAGCAGGAGGTACATCGCTGTTTAAAAAGTCTAAATCGTCATAGAAGTTTCCAGCGGCATTGTGAGAAACTAAACATACATAGGTTTTTGCGCCATAGCCAACGATATCATCCGGGTTATATCTTCGCCCAGGTTGCCATGGACCTTGCCATGTATACTTAAATCGACTTAACTTAAAATCTGCCATTTTACATTAATCCTCTGAATCACTGTTATCGTAGGTATTTCCCGAATTGATCTTAACAACTAGTTGACCTTCGTCGTCAACATAATAAAACAATGATCTATCGTCCCAACGATACTGTGGGTAAACTAAATTTTCAAATACAGAATTGTGATTAACATCTACGCCTTCGTAGAAATCCACACCTGCTTCGAAATCATTGTAATTACCTTCTGCGTCTCCAGGTCTGTTTATTTCTACAGCACTGGGATCTTTTAACAAATCAATCCTGTTTAAAAATACACTGCCGTTTTCATTTTTTCTTAGTGCATAGAAAAATCTTGGAGATGCGCCTAGCAGTTGATCTGGATTTTGACCTAGATAATAGTTTGACATTGTGCTCTCCTTATGATATCTCTACGTAACTGACCACAGCATCTATGCTGTTATCGAGATTACTTTTAACTCTAATAGTGGCGTTTTCTGGTAATATCAGTTTTTCGCCGTTGGTAATAATCTTAACCGAAGAGTTTGGCGGTATGGTAATAGCTCGAATAAATGTTCCTACTGTACTAGAAGGATCAACTACAAAAACATCTACATTGACATTGTCGTATTCTGTGGTATTAGCGAGATTACAGCCAATGACTGTGGCTCTAAATCCTTCTGGAATGGTTATTAAATCTTGAGGTACAGTTCCTATTCCGGTTTCAACTGCGTTTTTAAAATTGGTAGGCATGATCTTATCCTAGTGTTAATGCCACTTGAATGGCGATGTCGTTGGCAGTGCTTTCTGATACAGCACCGATAGTACCTGCAGGACTAACCCAGTTATTGAAAACGTCGTCCCAGATTTCCAACGCACGAGTATCTGTGTTGTATCTAGTCATACCTCCTATGGCATAGGCAGTAGGACGTTCACTAGTTGATCCTCTGGGAGGAACGAAACCGTTGGTACCTTGGATTCTAAAATATCCTGTACCAGTTTGAACTATTTCTGTAATAGATCCAACATAGTTAGTAATGGTGTTGTTGCTGATCGCAAAGTCGCCGATTCTAACAGCACCGGATCCGTTTGCGTCTAATATTAGGTTTTGTCCTAAAGTAGTTGTGATAGTGTTTGTTGACAAAATAATATTGCCAATATTAAATGTAGAAAGATTTAATGTATCTGCTACTACATCTCGAGCATAGACATTTCTCCAACGATATGTGCTGGAACCGATGTCATAGGTATTATTTGTTTCAGGAACTAGATTACTGTTTAGGCTAGCATTGATAGTAATAGTATCAGTGATATTGTCACCGATGATTAGATTACCATCGATTCTAATATTTCCTGTGGCTGTGATGTTACCGGTGACGTTTAAATCACCTGTAACTCTTGCAGGACTCTGGATATCAATTCTACCAGTGCCGTTGGCTCTTAGTTCTAAGTTGCTGTTAGAAACTGTGGTCTGTATAAGATTACCACTGATCTCTATATCGTTGACTATTAATCTAGAATGGTAGGCAGTGGCTTCGCCGCCGGAAGCTACAAAACTAATAGTTGAAAGATTGCTTTCAATGGTATTGTCGTAGACTCTAAAGTTTCCGACATTGAGTTCGTCTGTGATTTGTAGATCTGTTGATCTTACAGTACCGGTGACATCTAACTCGTATTGAGGTACGGCTGTTTTAATTCCGATTCGGCGATTTGTTACATCAAGTTTTAGAAGGTCTGTCTCAAAGGCTAAGTCTACACCATCACGGAGTAGGTTACTCTTCAAGAGCGGACCGGATATACGACCAATAGCCATTCGCTCTCCTCAATACCCCGCGTTTCACGGTTAACCTATTTTGGATTTCTCCGCAGCCGCTTCAACGGCTCTTTGCTGGTTTACCACAGTTTAACCATATAGAAAATGGTCTTTTTCTATAATCAGTAGTATTTAGCTAGATTGGAAAATTAGCCGAAGATGAGGGTGTATTGATGAACGAGATTTTCCATGATTGCTGGAGTTACGACAACACCACCACCAGTGGCTACTTGCCATACTGTGCCGTCAAAGCACTCCAAATATCCTAGATCGCTGTTCCAACGAGTTTCGCCGACTTCATTATTTCGACGTTGAATGTTGCTTCCCACTGGAAGAACAAATGCAGTAGTATAGTTAAATTTTAGATACCCTTGTCCGACGTGTGTCAGCGATAAAGGTGTAGAATCTAAGTTTGTGATATTGTTGTTTTGAATAGTTAAGCGTTCTATCTGCGTTATACCAGTGCTAGGCGCAATATCTACGTCTTGGTTACTAATCAAAGAAGTAATAGTATTACCGCTAAAGCTAAGTTGATTATCGATAATCAGCTGTGTAATAGAAACGGTCTGCACATTGAAATCATTTTCTAACCAAACTTGATCCCAACGCCGTAGTGCTGTACCTAGGTCATAGGAATCAGTGGCTCCTGGCACTAGACTCTGTGTGAAATCTGTTGCTATGGTTACAGTGTCTATAGGACTGTCGCCGATGATAAACTGTCCGTTAAGTTGAACGTTGCCATTTGATCTTATACTAGAGTCAACTTGTAGATTGCCAGCGATGTTAGTAGTACTTTGAAGCTGTACTTCTCCTGTGCCGTTAGCATCTAATCTAAGATCAGTGTTAGTTCCGCTGGTAGCTCTAATATAGTTGTCTTTGATTTCAAAATCAGGAGTTGTAACTTTACCGTAGGCAACATAAGCATCTGCTCCGTTAGGAACAATATTGATAGGACCGCTAGTAGTAGTAAAACTGCTGTTAGCGTTGATTACGATTCTATCTAACGTAGCTGATGTACCTGTGATAATAACATCGTTAGTAACGTTAGCTGTACCTGCTATCGTAAGACTGTCTGTAGGAGTATCGTTGTTTATACCAATGCCACTAGGACCCGAAGTAGGATTGGGATCACCATCTTCTGCAGGATCTGTACCTATGACCGCTGGACCAACTTTGAGATACAATAAGTCTGTGTCAAAGGCTAGATCTACTCCGTTTCTTAACAGATTGTCATGTAATAACGGTCCTGATATTCGCCCCAGTTGACTCATGATTAATCAGCGTATCCAAAGAATATTGTTATGTTCTTTCCAGGAGGAGGAGGACTAGTGAATACTATTCTAGTATCGCCCGATACTCCAAGATGATTGTAGGAAAGATTAAAGTTAGTGTCTGAAATTTGCATAACGTTTTCAACCAACACTATGATATTGTTTTCTGAAGCAGGTATTTTTTCTAACGGGCCAAATGTTGTTTCTACTCCATTAGCAGATGTAATGGTCTGTTTAACGATAGCCCCTGCGCCGGGCGCTCTTAGAATTTCCCAAGCACCTCCAACATAGGCTTCAATGCCGATTTCTAAACCAGTATCGGGATCAATATCGGTGTTATATCTAATAAAGCCGTTGACACCTCCAAGTGTTCTTACACTGGAATCTCCGGATTTAGTTCCTTGTGGACGTTGTGCTGTAGTTCCTTTAGGCAATCTTAGACCGCCGGCGAGATTCATCACCGCACGACCGTATTGATTAGTAAACAGTGCTTGATCACTAGGACTAAGACGACTAAGAACTTTGCTTTTAAGGAATCTCATACTTTTAATGAACTCACAGTTATTGTAATTCTATTAGCTACACTAGCAGTTGCTGAAATAAAATCACCACCGCTAAGAACGATTCTCTCTTCGCTGAGAAATACTGTTTCCTCTGCTGGTACTGTAAGATTTTTGATTATAGCATTCGAATCGCTTGGGCCGCCGCCGTTAGGTACTAGATTAATAGAAACTGTTGCTGATCCTGTTGCTTCATTGATCGGATCACCGCTTGCGGTATTGCAGATAATCAATGTAGTAATGGCGCTCTGTTGAGGATCACCGCCAAGTGTGCCATCATCAGTACTGTAAAATACTGAAGTAGCGGTGGATGTTGTTAGTCTGGTTGATTTTATCATTTACTGTCTCTTAAAATAGCATACTAAACACCAATGCTTTATTTTTACTTATTAGTTCGCCCTCTCCGGTACCGTAGGTATCATTTCTAAACCATAGGTCTGTGTCTCCCACAGATGCAGGTCTCGAATAGATCAAAATTTTACCGCTTTGCAATGCTGGGGGACTACCTGCACCAGTGTCAATAGAAAGGCCCACATTGGTTGTAACTGTTCTACTTCCAGAAGTTGACAATACAAGATTGTCTCCAGTGTCAAACGGAGCTATTTCGCTGTTGCTGATTACAACGTCTTGTATTCTAACTCGATCTTCATAGAACGTAGTAGTTGGGTTATCGTCGATAATCACAGCAACTTCCGATTCTGTAACAACGTTTCCTAGAAAGTCTTCGTCGCCAGAATCAACATCAGAAACAATAACTCTGGTAGGTGTCTGTGAAAAACTAGGAGCAACCTTTGGGTCGCTAATAATCTGTCTAGCAGGCTGATTTTGAATCGCGTCTAGTACAAATTTTCTGTTAGGAATATCATCGTCATCGGTAACTTGATTTTCATAATCTAAAGTTCCCGTGACTTTGATTACACCAATGCCTGAACCAATCACTAATAGATCGCCGTCGTCGGTATCAGGATTGGTTAAAAGTTCTTTGACTCTAAGTTTGCTGTTTACATAGGTGTAAGCACCGGGCTGTCCTTCAACAACATTCCACGAATCGTCATTTTCATCAAAGATAAAACCAGAGTTGACAACCGATCCGCGTTCAATCTCTAGACCGGAGTATCTCAGTGTTACACCTGCACCCGATTCGTCTTTGTTTAGTTTAATAATGTTATCGCTGACTTCGAGATTTTCTACGTCAACGATTAATGTTTCGCCTTCAACAACTAAGTTTCCAGTGACTTTTACTTCACCGGTGGGGCCAGTATCTAGCGTGATCTTTGCTCCCGCTAGAGTCTTGATGTTGTAGTCACCATTTACAGCTAGAAACTGTCCCATTTTACTTCCTTAGATTATGTTGGTGTTAAGAAAATTTGATCACCTGCGGAGTCGCCAAAGTTGCCTAATCTCCATTTGTAACGATTTCCACTAAAATCAACAGCAGTGCGCTTTTGCAGTTTAGCGATTCTTACCACTGATGCATCTGCACCAGTTTCGTCGTAGCCGCTTATGCGCATTTCGCCTTCCGCTGCTGGAGTTCCGCTGACTAGTTTAGCAAGTATCTGTGTTCCTGCAGATACATCTTGTACAAGATATCTTTTTGAACCTTTTTGTTTTACAATGAATACATCGGATTGATTACTGCCACCAATATATGCTTCACATCGAATACCGGCACTGCTATCACCGGGTGTGTTTGTTCCGTAGGTGCCAAATACTTTAACACCGTTCACATCTGATTTTACTGGACGTCCCATTTGTTTTCTCCTTGATTGACGTTCTAGGTCTACGCGGTGGGTACCGCATAATTTATTCTAGATACTTTATTTATCCTTGGCTCAGCATAGCCATAAGCTCTAGTTTACCTACGGTTGACAGCACATGATTGATTTTGTCTATTTCTTGTTGTGCTTTTTCTAGATGAGATCTACTGTGAGATTGCCTGTAGTGTACTAATGCGATACTGTAGTTTTGAATATGCTTTTCTATTATGTGTTCTATTTGATTTACATCGTGTTTGAACATCGGGAAACGTGTACGCCAACGGCCAAACTGTTTTCTCATCTCAGGAAAATCTTTGTCACTTTCGATCTGCATACCAATATTTAAGTCAAACAAAAAGGGCCTTGCGGCCCTTTTTGAAGTTGTAAACTTACTATTCGTTGATTAAGCGAAACGTAGGTTAGCGGATTCTACAGCAACTTCTGCTAGGTAGTCAGCTGCGTTACCTAGAGATGAAGCAGTGTTAGTTAACTCAACATAACCATATCTGGTCATGAAAGAAACTACTGGCTCAAATGTTGCTGGGTCCAATACAACACCGCTTGACATCAATGGGATGTATGGGCAGTAGAATGCTGGAGCATCAGATTCACTAGAACCTTTGTAACCGATTAGAACGTTGTCGTCTTCTGCGTATGAGTTAACATACACTTTCATAGCGCCGTTCAATGTACCAACGAACTTGGTGTTTGTTGGAGCTTCGAATGTACCTTCTGTTGTTCTTGCGAAAGCAGAAGTTGTTGCGCTTTGTAGGATGGTCAATGTTGTTGGTGAAACAACAGCATAGTTACCAGCACCACGACGTGTACGCTGAGCGATCAAGTTAGCAGCACGGTTGATTTGAACAGCTAAAGCAGCATGCTCATCACCAACGAATGTTGCTGTACCAGAAACAGCAGCTTGGTCGTATGTTAATACTGTTGAAGACAAGTTAGACAAGCTACGTAGAACTTCTTGGTCG